TAGCCTGGTGCAGGAGATGAACGCCGCGGCATCTGTCGAACCATTCGATGCTGAACATTGGGTAAAGCGTCTGATTGAATTGCGTGATCAGTACTCGCGATGAGCATTTTCAGCCATCACGACCTGAGTGACAGCGAGCGGATTAAGGCGCTGGAAGCATTCGTCTTGGCGCTGGAGGCTCGACTCGTCGCGCTGGATGATCGGCTGGATTTGGACATGCGCCGAATTGATGCCCAACTGACAGCCCAGCAGCGTTCGCAGCCCTGGTGGAAAGCCTTCATCAAGCCGGGCACGCCCTAAATCTCAGCTATAATCAAGGCTTGCGGCGTGGTTCGGCTCGGTCTGGTATGCCACGGTCCGGTGCGATAGGGCTGGGCGCGATGAGATGTGGCGTGGTGCGGCGCGCTAAGGCTGGGTCTGGCAAGGTGGGCTGACAGTTAATCACTGTCAGCCTTTTTTGTGTACACAGGTAAAATGCCCGACATTGGCTCTTGAACAATTCGCGAACGCGCCCGTTTTAAGCACACCAAGCGCCGCATGGACGACGCTCGCCAGCAGCATTCTTGCTGCTGATACCAGTCTAACGGTTACTTCAGCATCGTCCTTTCCTGCCGTTCCTCAATTCAGAATTCTGATCGACAACGAATTGATGATCGTCAGCGCCCTCATCGGTCCGGTCTGGACTATCACGAGAGCCGCCGAGAGCACGGTCGCTGCTGCGCATTCATCTGGCGCAAGCGTGTTCCATGTTTTGAGCGCAGGCGGCTTACTTAGAAGTCCGGGCGCATTAGCAAATACCGGCGATATCGCATATCTCGCGAGCACCGGCACACCAACGCCCCTCACTGCTGGTTCGACGGGTCAATACATTCGTTACAGCGCCGGATTACCAACAGCCAGCGGATTACTGCTAGCGGATCTGACGGGCCTCGGGACTGGTATCGCCACATTTCTCGGTACGCCGTCAAGCGCGAATCTCGCCAGCGCCATGACGGATGAAACTGGAACCGGGGCACTGGTGTTCGCAACCAGTCCCACTCTGGTAACACCAGCACTCGGGACGCCCGCCAGTGGCCTTCTGAGCAATTGTACGGGCTTACCCCTCGCCAGCATCACCGGACTCGGTTCGGGCGTGTCTACGTGGCTGGGAACGCCTTCCAGCGCCAATCTGGCCGCAGCCCTGACCGACGAAACGGGATCGGGCGCGGCCGTGTTTGCGACTTCCCCCACGTTGGTGACACCCATCCTCGGCACGCCCCAATCTGGGACGCTGACCAGTTGCAGCGGTCTCCCGTTGACCACAGGTGTCACCGGTATCCTCCCAGCGGCGAATGGCGGGACGGGCGTCAGCAACACCGGCATGATCACGCTCGGCGGTAACCTCACGACGGCGGGCGCATTCGCCAGCACATTCACGATGACGGCAGCGACGGGCGTGACCTTCCCCACGACCGGCACGCTAGCGACGCTCGCTGGGGCTGAAGCCTTCACGAACAAGACTGGGAACATCTCGCAGTGGACGAATGACAGCGGCTATCTGACCAGCGTCACGGCGCACAACGTCCTCAGCGCGACGCACGGCGACACTCTCGCGGCCTCGGTCGTGCGCGGCGATCTGATCATCGGGAACAGCACGCCCAAGTGGGCGCGGCTGGCGATTGGCGCGGCGAATACGGTGCTCAAGAGCGATGGCACGGATGTCAGCTGGAACACCTCCACGGGCACGGGCAACAACGTGCTCGCGACCTCTCCGACGCTGGTCACGCCCGTGCTCGGTGTGGCGACAGCGACCAGTCTGAATGGCAACACCTTCACGACGGGCACCTACACGCTGACGGGTGTGGCAGGCAAGACGCTGACATTCAATAACACATTGACGTTGGCGGGCACCGACGCGACCACAATGACCTTCCCGACGACTTCTGCCACCATCGCACGCACGGATGCGATTCAAACATTCACAGGTAATGCGAATACGTTTACGAGCGGGATCAACCTTGGGTCGTCTGCCACACTCATCTATCAGAACTCCAATCGGTTCGCCGTCTACGACGGCACGACGAATCGGTTGTGCCTCTTAGCGGGATCTACAGGAACATTGCAAGTCGGCTCAGCCCAAGGGTTTGGCTGGAGTTCGTCGGCGGATGCCACCAGCGGCGCAGATGTGAATCTCATGCGCGACGGGGCGAATGTCCTAGCGCAGCGTAACCTCAATGCCCTGACGACCGCGCAGAAGTTTCGCATCTACAACACCTTCACCACGGTGGACACCGCCGGGGAGTGGTTCAAGCTCGATTGGAAGACGACGGCCAACCAATTCCGCTTTGGCGCGGTCAACGGCAGCAGCACCGGCACGGCGCGGGTAGCGACATGGGATTACGGCGGCGTCGAGGCCACACCGACAGCCGCAATTTCAGTTCCAATTACGTCAGGCGCTATCACCTTCGGTGGCGGTCTGATCCTTCCCGATGCTGGTGATATTGCGGTCAATGCGACAACCGGCACGAAGATTGGCACAGCGACATCGCAGAAACTTTCAGTGTGGAACCAAACTCCAATCGTCCAGCCCGCAGCGGCGGGTCAGGCCGCACTTACTGATAGTACGGGTGGCACCGCCGCATCATCATGTGTGGATGTGACGACCACCGGATTGGCTGATCCAACGAAGATCAATGCCAATTTCGCAAGCGTTCTCGTTTTACTCCTAGCCATCCGAACGGCGATGGTGAATTTCGGTTCAATGAAGGGAAGTGCCTAGGTGAGTGAAGTGCTCACCTTCACGACGCCTCTCACACAATCGTCAGTCCGCATGGACCGGCTGATTATTGACTTTGAGCATCAACAAGTAACAATCCTGTGGTTGGGACCGAATAACGAACCCGGTCATGCCACCTATGTCACGCCCGCCTCGCCCAAAACGGTGCTAAGTGGCGATAAACTGATTACCCTGATCAACACGGGCAATTTCACGGTGACATCATTGGTCAAAATGCTGTGGCAGCAATTACAGACCGATAAATGGTTGGCCACAGGCACCATTAGTGGCACGCCGGTGTAATATGCCGAAAACGATGGACGCAATCGTTCGAGAGATGCTCGGCGCCATGCAATTACAGATTGCCGCACTCCAGGTGCAGGTGGAAGACTTGACCGAGCAACTCGCCGAAGCGAAGAAAGCAACGGAGAAGAAAATGCCGCTCCATCGCGTCGAGAATCCCGCATCATGAGGGGCAGTCTCGGCAGCACCTCGCTCGGCGTGTTCGTGCTCGGCGCGAATGGGGCAGTAGCGCCGAGCGGCTTCAATCCGGCGTGGACGACGCTGAATGTCGTGATGCAATAACGCATGGCCTTCTATCGCAACACGGCGGGGCAAAAGATTGGCGCGCAGCTCGCCAGCGCGACGGATGGCTCGCCGTACACGACAGGTCCGGTCTCCGCGTTCATCACGTTAGACGCAGGCACTCAGACGGCGGGGACCGGCGGCACCTGCATCCACGAAGGCGAAGGCTACTGGACGTACTCGCCCAGCCAAGCGGAGACGGACGGCATCCTCTGCGCCTACACCTTCATCGGCACGGGGGCTGTCCCTCAAACAATACAAATTTTCAGCACTGCCGTCCCGACGCTCACGCCGACACAAGGTGTGCCCGTCGCTGGCGCCGTCGCTGCGCTCGATCTCATCACGGATGCGTTCTCTGAGTTGAATGTTTTCATGCCGGGAGAATCCATTCCAAATAGTGACGCGCAATTCGGCTTGCGGGCATTGAACGGGATGATCGGATCATGGGCCACGCAACCGCTCACCATTCCGGCAACGGCGCGTCATGTGTTGTCGTGGACGATTGCAAAAGGTGGCCCGACGAATCCGTACACCATCGGGTCCGGTGGGGATTACGACATTGCCAGACCCGTGAATCAGAACAGCATTCAGCAAGCAATGTTGTTACTGGTGGACGGCGCGACGGAAATTCCACTCAGGATCATGACCGATCAGTCCTACGATCAGTTGCCCGTGAAGAGTCTGGCGGGCACGCAACCCTCGCAGATCTACTACAACCCAACGTTCACGAGCGGCCTGGGCGCGCTACATGTGTGGCCCGTGCCGAGCACGTTGAACACGCAGTTGGTGTTGTATGTCGAACAGGCGTTGACGACATTCGGCAATCTCACGACCGCATATCAATTGCCGCCTGCCTACCAGGACGGGATTGTCTTCAACTTGGCGCGACGGCTCGCCGCTCCATATGGGCGACAAGTGACAGAAGATTTGAATTACAGAGCAGATCGGGCGCTAATGCTACTGAAACGCGCCAATGTCAAGATGAGTGACATGCAGAACGCATTCGCGCGGGCCGCATGGTACGATATCAACTCGGGGACCACGTTTGTGAGGTGAGATGCCGACCTTTCTGAGTCACAGCGCCTTCTATGCCGCACAAACCACCACCGTGCAAACCGTCAAAGCGGAATCGGGTGCCTTGACCGGTTATTACATCTACAATCCCAATAGCAGTGTCGCCTATGTGCAATTCTTCGATGTGGCGAGCGGCACCGCCGTGACACTCGGTACGACAACGCCGACGCTCTCATTCGGCATTCCCGCCACGGCCGCTGCGAATCTGTTCGATGGTACGGGCTGGCAATTCAAGAACGGATTGAAGCTGGCGACGACCACAACAGCGACCGGATCGACCGCGCCATCGACGGGATTAGATATCAATATTCTGTTTCGGTGAACCATGCCGACAACCACGACGATACCAAGTTATACCGGGAACACCGCCAACAACGTCATTGCGTCGGCTTCAATTGCGGCAAGTGGGACAAGTAATGCGAACGTGGATTACTCCGCCGTCTTTGAAGCGCAGATTCACGTCATCAACACGCCAAGCAGCAGTGTCGCAGCGACGCGTGGCTTGAAAGTGGAGGTGTTTCGGCGCTACGGATCCACGCCGACGACGGGTGAATCCGCCATGCTCACCTACACACTGCCGTCGGCCACGGCGAGCACCGCTGAATCGCTGGACTTCTTTCTGCCCACTGGGAAGTACAACATCAAGCTGACTAATCTCGATGGAACCAATGCGGTAACGGCGGGTGTCACGGGCGACACCATCCCGAATCTGACGACGAGCTGAGGCGATGGCTTATCTCAGCGCGCATGGGACGATGAAACCGCCGCTCGGGGCGCAGATCGACCCAGCGCATCCGTTCGCAGCTGGATTATTGGTGGCGTTGGGGTTTCAAGATTTCAATCCGACGGCCAGTGCAGGGAATCCCGCACTCACCGCGTTGCTCCCTGGTGGAAGTATCGCCAATCAGACCGTGACACTTTCGGGTGGCGCACTGACGGGCATGGCCTTGACCTCGAATCGTGAGGGAACGTCTCTCACGACGACAACAAGTTCAGGCACGATTGCCGTTGGTTCTACAGGCACGTGGTTGCCAACAACAGCTTGCACGATTGCAATTATTCGGAGAATGAACACTGCCACGCCGGGCTCGAATCGCTTCGTTCATGTGGGCACCCAGCTGATCGCGTGTTACATGCCGTACAGTGATGGGACCGTCTATTGGGATTATGCCGGAACAAGTGCCCCGAATCGCCTCACCAAAGCAGGCCTGACGATTTCCACCACGATTCCAGACCATTGGGTCTTTACGGCCGGTTCTCAAGGCTCCGCCATTTGGCAGAACGGTGTGAAGGTCGCCAGCCAGGCAACCGCAATCAGTCGTGCCGCAGCCGGTGATGTCCTGACCTTGAACTACGACGCCGAAAATGCTGATGTGAATTTTTTCCAGATCAGCAATGTGCAGTGGTCTGACGACCTGTGTCGCTGGTGGAGCGCCGAGCCCTATGCCCATCTCTATCCGCGACCGATGACGTTTGTCGGATCGTCCAAAGGGAAGGGAAAACTGCCAGCAGCAGTCGTGGCGGCAGCCGCTGCCGCCGCAGCGAGTGCGGCGCCAACGGGTCTTTTGACCACAACTGGCGCCGGGTAACCTATGCCGCTCTGGGATAAATTCTGTTCAGGCAGTTACACCTCGCGCAGTCCAACGCTGGATGACGAGGCGACAATCAACCTGTATCCCGTCACGGTCGAATCGCAATCCAACGCGAAACAAAAAGCCCTCATCGGCACCCCCGGTCTGCGGCGCATTATGTCCGTTGCGACAACTGGCTGCCGTGGCCTGTTCAGTGAAGATGGCCGCACTTGGTGCGTCACCGGTGGCGTGTTGTATGAGTTAGACCTGACCGCCAATACGGCGACATCACGCGGCACGATTGCGGATGATGGCAAACCGGTTTCATTCGCGTCGAATGGCCGCGGCGGTGAGCAGCTCGCCATTTGCGGCGGCGGGTCGCTGTATGTGCTCGATCTCGAAACGAATGTTCTGACTGGCCCGGTCGCGCTGCCGCTGACGAATGCACTCGTCCAGATCGAATTCATCGACGGTTATCTCTTACTTCTCGAAGCCGATACCGTTCGCGTCTGGTTTTCCGCATTAGAAGATTTCACAAACATCGATGCCCTCGACTTCTGGGCGCGGTCGCAGACCAGCGATAACTACGTCGCTATTGCCGTCGTGCGCGACCGAGTGTACGCAATGGGCTCGGCCAGCACGGACCTGATGTACGACTCAGGAGCGGCCGATGTGCCCTTCGTGCCGTACCCCGGCGCCATTCTGTATGAGGGCATTGTGGGGCCGGATGCCTGGGCGACGGATGGTCAGGCCCTCTACTTCGTCGCGCAGAATTCGCAAGGCCGGGCCTATATGGTCCGCGCGACGGAAGGGCAAGCGCAGCCGATCAGCACCGATGCGATTGACTTTGCCGTCGCCCAAGCCACAAATCTCGATGACGTGGAAGCGCTCTGTTATTCCGCTGAAGGCCATACCTTCATCGCGTGGACCGTGCCGTGTGCTGGTACGTGCGGGCAAACCTGGGTGTATGACACGAAAGAACAACTCTGGCACCAACGCGGGACGTGGGATGAAACGCTGGCCATCTTCCTGCGCTGGCGTGTGCGTGGATTGGCGAGCACATCGGCGGGATTGATTTGCGGTGACTACGAAACCGGGGACATTTATGTCCTTGATTTGAGCCTGTTCACGGAAAACGGAGCGATGATGCGCTGGCTGCGCCGAGCGCCGTATCTTTCCGCCGAAGCGGACATCGGCTTTTTGGATCAAGTGGAGCTTGGAGTCCAAGTCGGCATCGGCACGTCAACAGGGCAAGGCGTCAATCCCACCGTGCTCGCGCGTGTGAGTCGTGATGCAGGGCAGACGTGGACGCCCGCGATCTCCGCACGACTCGGGCGCATGGGGGAGTACTTCACCCGATGTGTGTGGCATCGACTGGGGCGCGTGCGGATGGATCGCTTCGTGTTTGAGATCAGCGGAAGTGATCCCGTGCCCGTGCGGTTTGGGCCGGGCCTGTGGTTGAAAATCACGCAGGGGAGCGGCGCACTTTAGATGAGCAGCACGGCGATTGCGCCACCACCCGTCAACACTCCGCTCGCGGACCAAAGCGGGCAGGTCAATGCGCTGTGGAATCGTTTTTACGTCGATCTCCAGCAGACTGTCACATATGCAGTTGCGCCGGCTAACGCTCGGTATCTAGTTCTGACCAGTAATCCGAGTCTGACCGACGAGTTTTCGCTCGGCACCTTGACCGCCGGGCATTTGAGCATGACGGTGGCTGGAGCCGTGGCAGCGGTGCAGAGTTCCGCCACGATTCCGAGCGCGGATCTGACCGGAGCCTTGCCAGCCCTCGATGGCTCGGCGCTGACATCGCTCACATCCAGCAATTTGGTGGGTGCTCTGCCAGCGATCTCTGGGGCAGCCCTCACGGCGCTGAATGCGGCGGTGCTGAGTGGCACCCTCCCGGCCTTGAATGCTGCGGCGCTGACGGCCGTCACCGGCACGAACGTGACCCATCAAGTTGTCACGAAGGTCTTCGCGGACTCGCCGTATACCGTCCTCTCGACGGATTGGACGATTCTGGTGAATGCCACAGCCGGAGCCGTAACGATCACGCTGCCAACGCCCACAAGCGGGCGGATTCTGTGTGTTAAAAAAACAGACGCTTCAGCCAATGCCGTCACGTTGACGGGCACCATCGATGGCGTCGTCAATCCAACACTCGCGGCCCAGTACAACAGCGTGCTTATGCAAGGGGACGGGACGACATTTTGGGCGCTGGCGCGAATATGAGAAGTGTTCGAATCGACAGAAAAACAGGATACTTTACATCGAAATCAGCACATAATCGCGCGATCTGACACGATTTCGGGAAAACCGAACACATGGCGAACCGTTACGCCTCACCCCCGGCCGGCAAGATTTGGGTCCCTACCCCGAATGGCCCCGTCGCCATGACGTTGGCCGAAGCGCGCCTCTATCAAGCGGCCCATCGGTATGCGGCCACCGACCCGAGCAATCCGAACCTCTCGCCAGAGGTGCGCGCCGAGCTGCAAGATCCGCGCATTCAAACGGCGCTGCGGAGCGGTCAATCGACCACCGTTCGCGTAGGGGACACCGATTATCGGCTTGAGAACGGCCGGGTCGTCAGTATGGAGCAAGGGGGCCATAGTGCGCTCTCGCCCTTGGTCTGGGCCGCAAAGCATCCGAAAACGACGATTGCCTTGATGGCGGCCCCCGTGGTCGCCCCATATGCCGTCCAAGCGCTCACGGGCGGCGGTGGAGCCGCTGGGGCTGGAGAGGCTGGCGCGGGCACCGGCGTGGCCTCCGGTGCCGCGCCAGCCGCCACGGCCCCGATCACGGCCGGTGCAGCAGGCACGACTGGGGCGACAGGAGCGCTCGGAGCCGATGTCGCGACCGAAGCGGCTGCTGGAATGAGCGGCGGTACGGCGGGAACCGGTGCGAGTAGCTGGCTGGGCGGCGTCGGCAAGTTTCTCGGCAGTACCGCAGGTGGAGCGGTGATCGGCACGGCGGGTAATCTGATCGGGGCGGGCATCCAGTCTCGCGGGATCAGTAAAGCTGCCGAAATTCAAGCCCAGACCGCCCGCGAAGCCTTGGCCTACGCCAAGCAACGTGATCAGTACCTCCAGAATCTCGAAGCGCAACGCTATGGGCAGTTCAATGCTCGGATGCAGCCCTACATGAACCTCGGTCAGAGCGCTGGGGCACGGATGGCCCAGATTCTCGGCCTCGATCCGAGCCAGTTTGCTCCCGCGCAGACCTGGCCCGGCGTCACGGGATCGGAAACCGGAGCCGTGCAGCCGGATATCCGTCAGCGCGGACCCGCGACACCAGGCGGACCAGCCGAAGGCACCGCGGTGCCGCGTCCGGCTTCAGTTGGACAGATGATCACAATGCGAGCGCCCGATGGGAGCACCAAAGCCGTGCCGCAAGAGCATGTGTCATTTTATCAGCAGGCGGGCGCGCAAGTGGTGGGATAGACCATGCCGAACCAATTCGCGTTGACGGACGGCGGCAGTGATTGGTGGAGCCAACAAGCGGGCCGCATGCAGACGCAGACCGCTGGTACACCCGGTTCACCGACCATGCCGAACGTCTACGGCTCGCAATCCGGCGCGTTGACAGGCGGCGGTGGCCCCACACCCGGCAACGAACAGCAATGGTTCATGCAGTTGGTCGGGAATCGGCCGTGGAATCAACAGACCTTCAACGAACTCGCTCCGACGTTGCAGCAATACGGCTTCAAGATCACGCCGCCGAACGCCGTCGGTGATCAGACGAAGATCCAGCTCCCGAATGGGCAGTGGGTGCGCGTCGGTTTTGGTGAAGGGCATCCCGTTTGGATTCCCCAAGGGGGCGCTGGTGGCGCAGGAGCAGGCGGGGCAGGCGGTGGTCCTTACACGGGACCAGGCGCGATCCCGCCACCGTTCCAAGCTCCATCGCTTTCAGACTTACAAGCCGAGCCCGGTTATCAAGCTCGTATGGCCATGGGGCAACAGGCCCTCGAACGGAGCGCAGCCGCACAGGGTTCACTTTTGAGTGGTGGCACGCAGAAAAGTTTGAATCGGTACGCGCAAGACTACGCGTCCGGCGAATACGGCGCAGCATATGACAGGGCGTTCAGAAAGTATCAAGAAAACTTCTTGACCCAATCACAAGATCCCTGGAACCGATATCGAGACTTGTACGCCGGTGGACTTTCAGCCGGACAAAGCACAAAAACCAGCGTACCCTTATATGGAGGATAAGGGCCATACCATGCCATACCGAATCCTGCCGTAACTCACCGCAGCTAGCCTTGCCTCGCCTAATCCGACCGCACCATGCCACAGCTTGCCTGACCGTGCCCCACCCCGCCGAACCAGACCAAATCCTAGCCCGCCTGAGTGCGCCACGCCTTACCACGCCTTAGCAAATCCGACCTTGCCACACCTGGCCATGCCGCACCGTACCTCGCCTTATCCCACCTAGCCTTACCCCGCCGTGCCAAGTCCTGTCCCAGCGAGCCTAACCATGCCCCACCACGCCGAACCGTACCCAGACCGACCGCACCACGCCGAGCCGCAATTGGTCGTTATTCGAGGATCAATCCTTCGAAAGACTTGACGGCAAATCGGCCATAGCTCGGTCTGAAATCAGCCAGACCGATCAGACGGCCAGCGTTGACCAGGACATCATGAAGCGCATCGGGTGCGACATACTCCGGTAAATTGATCAAAAAATCACAAGTGATTGTCCAACCTGCTTTCATCGCCGGTCGCGTCCGCGTGATGCCATTGCGTTGCACCGTGACCCGGCACCGATGCTCGTAATCCCACGCTTGTGGCTTCGCATCGAGTGGCGTGCCGTTCGCATTCACTGGCGCAAGATGCGTGAGTGACACGACGCCAGCTTTGTATAGGTCCATTGCAGACTTACGCGGGCTGCGCGGATCTTGTCGGAACTTGGCCGCATTGATGACTGATTGCCTGACGTACTCACCGGGCACGCACAGTCGGCCGAGATCGTCCCTCCATACGTAACTTTCTAAATCGTCGGAACGCTTCGCCTTTGATCCTTTCGCCGCTCGACCCTTCGCTTCCACGCCTTCTACGGACCATCGGTGAAACAAGATGTCAGCTACGCCGACCAATATCGCGCGTACCATGTACGGCTCGCCGAATGCGATGAGTCCTTTTGCTGAATTGTCAACGGGGCCAATTTCAGTCTCTTGGTTTTGTGCCATCGCTCTACCCTCCAAATAAAGCCACGCCATGCCACATCGAAGCGAACCCTGCCGAACCTCGTCTAGCCGTGCCTGACCCGAGCAAACCGAACCCTGCCTCGCCATACCTGACCCAACCCTGTCACACCCAACCTCGCTGTACCTTGCCGCGCCATACCGCACACCGCCCAATCCCGGCCTACCCTGGCATACCAAGCCTTGCCATGCCTGATCTCGCCTGACCATACCTGACCAAACCGGGCCATACCTGAGCCCACTCGACCTGAATTTGCTAAGATTCGACAGCCATCGACCGCGCAGCCTCCAACTGCGGGGAATGTGGTTAGACACGGTGAGCGCGGAAAACGCTCACCGTCGTCGCTCACTTTACCATAGAACGGTTGAGCATTAAATGAGTGATGTCGCTGCAATTCTCACCGCTTACGGCCAATCCCAAGCCGCCGCGGCGCGCGAACGTGGCCGAATTTGGGGAGAGGCCATCCAGAACATCGGCGCGATCCCGCAGCAGGTTGCCGAGCAGAATCTGCTGAAGTCGCGCGAGCAGCGGTTGAACCAGCAAGCGGCCTCCGAGCAACAGCTCACCGACCTGCGCCTCCGCGGCGAGCAGCGCGCCCAAGGCGAGCAGGACGCGCTCGATTACGTCTGGAGCCAGCCGATTTGGGATGATGAAGGCCACTTCAGCATCGAAAAGGCCACGAAGGTTGCACAAGCCAACAAGATGGGCCATTACGTGCCGAAGATTTTGGAGCAGGGCACGAAATGGAATGAGGAAGCGGCGAAGACGCAGGAGTTGCGCGGGCGGTTACTCGACCAGAACCGAGAAAGCCTGGGCAATAGCGCCGTGGGCCTGGATGTGACCAACGAGGGCGATTGGCAAGTCTTCAACGGTGTCGCGGCGCGTAATCAGTGGATCACGCGCGAGGAAGCGAATCGGAATCTGTCGATGCCGCCCGAGGCGCGAACGGCCGTCAAAGCACGCTACATCCAGCAGTCGAAAGGGGCGAGCGAACGTATCAAGCCGCGCGAAGTGCCCGCGGGCGGCACGTTGGTGGATCCGACCACGAATCAACCGATCTATACGGCGCCTGAGAAGCCGTCACCGTCGCAAACCCACACGATGCGCTTGCCCGGCGTCGGCGATGTGCCCGTCGATTACGTGCCGAACAAAGACGGCTCGGGCGGCAAGTGGATGTATCAAGGGAAAGATGTCACCGGCCAAGTCAAAGCTATTCCGCCGGCATCAGCCGTCACCCTTCAGCAAACAACCACCGATGCTGCTTCGATCGCGGATGCCATTGAGCAAGGCTTGCAACCGCCTGATGTGAGAGGGCTGTATCGGATGGCTGGTCCAGTCCGCGCCGAACTCTCCAAGCGTGGATACGATCTGACCAAAGCCAATCTCGACTGGCAAGCCGCCCAAAAGCATGTCGCGACGTTGAACGGCGCGCAGCAAACGCGACTCCGACAAGCGATCAGTACAGCATCCGACTCACTAGGCGTCATTGAAGACTTGGCAAAGCAGTGGGATGCCGGCAAGTTTCCAATCCTGAACAAAGTTCAACTCGCCGCCGCCGTGAATGGTGCCCTCGGCCCGAAGGCTCAGCAAATTGCGACCAATCTCCAGGCCCAGATCACCGACGTGACCTCCGAACTCGGCAACGTCTACATGGGCGGCAACTCCCCGACCGATCATGCGCTCGGCCTCGCACAAAAGAACCTGTCGGCCGATTGGACGAAGGATCAACTGCTCAGCGCCATTCAACTCGCCCGCACGAATCTGAAGATTCGACAGAACTCCATCGAGAGTATCGGCGCGGCGGGCCTGTCGAGCACACCCGCGCCGATACCGACGCCAACAGTCACCGCGACACCAGCGCCGAAACTCGGTGAGATTGTGACGGTCAAAGGCGTTCGCTTGCGGGTGACGAAAATCAATCCCGATGGCAGCTACGAAGGCGTCGGAGTGAAATAGTGCAGACCGTCAAGTTCACGGCCGCCGAGATCGACGCGCCGACAACCTTTCGCGCCGAAGATGTCAGTCCGACGCCTTCACCGACACCGAAAACACCGGAAAGTTGGGCGGATTGGGCCATCAATAAGCTGCCGGTCGCTGGCGGGATTGTGGGCGGCCTCACCGGCTCCGTGCTCGGTCCTGGTGGCACGGTCGTCGGTGGGCTGTTTGGCGCCGGTGGCGCAGAAGCCTACAAGCAACTCATCAATCGTGCGCGCGGACGCCCAGCACCCAGCACGCCGCTTGAAGCGGTGCAAGCGGTGGCAAAGGAAGGTGTCTGGCAAGGCGCTGTCCCTGAAGCCGTGGGCCTTGGCACTGGCGCAGCGCTGCGAGCAGGCGGCACTCGCTTGATGCAGTCAGCCGTCAAACCGACACTCGCCGCAGCGAAGCGCGCGACGGGCGGCACGCCGCAACTGGTCAAAACCTTGCTTGATGAGGGCATTTCAATCACGAAAGCGGGACAAGCCAAGTTGGGCGCATTGATCGATGCGACGAATGAGCAAATCAAAGACGCGCTCGCCGGATCGACTGCTACTATTAGCCCTCACGCCGTCGTCACCCGGTTGACGCCCGTCGCCCAACACGTCAGCCAGCAAGTCAATCCGGCCAGTGACCTCGGAGCGGTAGCTGATGTCGGCAACGAATTCCTCGAGGCGTATGGTGGGAGCCGCTTACCGATTGAACAGGCGCAAGCGTTGAAAACGGGCACGTATCGCCAGCTCGCGGGGAAGTACGGCGAGCTCAAATCAGCAACGATTGAAGCGCAGAAAGGCTTGGCGCGTGGGCTGAAAGAGGAAATTGCCACTGAAGTGCCCGCCGTGTCGGCCCTGAATGCCCGTGAAGGAAAACTCCTGCAAGCCGCCGATGTGGTGGGACGCCGCGTGGCCATGTCTGGCAATCGTGACCCGATCGGTTTTGCCTGGGTGACGCACAATCCAATGACGTTTCTGACGGCCTTGGCTGACCGCAGCCCGATGTTCAAATCCCTGCTCGCACGCGGGGCGTATGGAGCAGCGGGATCAGTCGCCAAAGTGTCGCCGCAGTTGATTCGGGCGGCCGTGCTCGCTGCGGCGCAATCACCCGACGATCAACCGTAACCTCAATCACCGACCCAGAGCACAATGAAGCCGAAGAGGCATTGCACGATGTAGAAGGCTGCCGCAATCTCCAGAATCAGCATGGTCTGCTCCTGCGATCAGCCTAACAGATGAGCTAGGCCCGACGCAAGGCTAAATCGGCTAAAACCCGCTTGTACGTGAATTTGCAGGCAATTGACCGTTTCTGCCGCGTTCGCGTGGCCCAACGCAGATTGCCCAGAGTGATTGCGGATTACGGTGAACCGATTGCTGATATTTGGGTGGCGATGGTCGCGATTCTGGCATGGCACGATGCGAAACTCCGTGACAATTCTCTGCCCTAATTGCGGCGATGGCTCCGGCTGGCATGTCTGGCGTCCGATGAGTGCTGATGGTCGTCATCGCGATTTCATCTGGGTCGCGTGTGCCGATTGCAATGACGATCAGCAGAAACCTCATCCTGATGTCTGCGAGGGATGTGGCGAGAAGGAAGTATTTTGCTGTTGCCGAGCCACATCACAGGCGGCTCGATCCGCACAGTGGAAGAACTCATAGAGAATCCCTTGGCCGTGATTCGCTTCACTGCTGGCACTGAGCGGAATCGTGCGTCCACACCGCGCACAGGTACAGACATCGCGCGGGTCAGGCGCGTCATCATTCAGCATGTTCGCGCCACAGTCGATAGAGACAGTCTTGTTGATGGGTGGCTGACTGCGGCGATGATAGATAGCAACGGGCAGCGGTGATGCCACAGAAAAAACACCAAATGCTGTCGCCCTCTTCAATCCACGGCGATAGATTCATGACCCGCTCAATTATCGGTGCAAGATGCAATGTTCTCTTGCAAATCGAGCAAGACATTCCGACGAGATGGCCGCCGAAACCATGATCGATGTATTCGTGAGTTTCACGGGCTTCAGTGGCATCAGTCATTGGAATCCCGTTCTGTGTGTGTCTACGGCGGAAGGTGGTATGCCGTGCGAATGATTCGCCGCGCTTCTTCAATCAACTCCGTGAACGGACCATCCGTATTGATGTGGCTTTCACGATTGATCCAACGGCGTGCTCGCTCTTTCCATTCTTCTTTGAAACCTGGCTGTTCTCGTTCGATGTCATCCAGTCGCCGGGCAATATCCGATTGAAGCCCCTGTAAGGTATCCATCGCATCCTGCAAGGCCGCTTTCTTCGTTGGGCCATTCCCGATCAGAATCGGAGCATCATCATTGTCAATGGAAATCTCATGATGTCCGGTCCGTGGTGTGCTGACGATGCGACAATTCACGACGGGCATTTGGACATGTCCTCAACATGACGGCGACGCCAACCGACGATGATTCACATCTTCTCGGCGGCCGAAGGGTTATTGCCCAATTGGGTCAAGCCGTCCAACCCGGATCACCCTCTTCGGCTGGCGTCACGCTCAGTATAGCTCAGATACGGCTAAATGCCATTCCACCGTGGTTTTAGGACACTTTCGTGAACCGCGCTGAACTCCCAATGTAGATCGCCGAGGTATCGCTGTGACTAGCATTCTGCGCGGCTTGGACGGCCAGCGTGCCCGCCACATTCACCGTCAACCGGCCCACGATGCGAATGCTGATCACCGCGGCCGTCTGCCCGAACAAGGTCGCCTGATCGGTCGTCGTCGTCGTATGCTGCACCGCCACGGCACTCGCCGTGAAGCCTTGCGCCGTCGCCTCGAGGTTGGTCAATGTCGCGGTTGTGTACTTGAAGGCAATTTTCAACCCACCATTCGCTGTGCTGGTCCCCGCGAGATTGATCTCGAAGGCATAAACGCCGCTAGCCGCAAGCGTGAAGCCGGTCAGGCCCACAATGTTGGCCAACGTCGCGGTCGAATTCATCGTGAGTTGCGTCGTGCAGAATTTCGTCTCGGTCAAGGCCAGATTGGCCGTGACTTGCGTTTGAAGTGTCGTAATCGTCGCCTGGAGTAATTCCCCGACATCCCACACGTTGTCTTGGGACCACTGGAGCAGATCGTTGCTGTCATAGAGCGTGAATTTGTACGCTTGCGGTAGCAGGTAAATCGGGCCGAGCAGTCCCGATGCGTCAGCGATCACGGGATTGCTGTTTGCGACCGTCAACGCTGAGTCGCTGTAGGTCGCGAGATTCGTGGTTGTGCCAGCTTCCTGCGTCAGCAGCTTCCCGCCGCTGAGCATGACGCCGAGCGCGTTGAACATCTGCTGACGGGCATCGGGTGACAAGGCAGCAATGGTCATAATGGTCCTGCACAGCGCCTCGAGATGCCGAGGCGGTAACGGATAGCCAGTGAGCGCCAGCGCATTCGGTACGGTACCACTGTTGGGCGGTGGCGCGATCACATCAATCGTGCCCGTGATGGGTGGGAGCCCGACGCCGACGCGGAGAATCAGGAATGGACAAGACTCGCTGGCCCCAAAGCGCGCCGAAGGCGTCGCGGACACGACACCCGCATACGTACCATTCTCGAATTGCGTGACATCAAACGTCGTGAGGGTGGCGCCATCACTGACGCGGAGATTCGTGAAGCGATTGATCCCGGTATTGGCCTTCGTCCACATCCAAAAGCTCGCTGGATCGTCCAGCGCATGCGTCAATCGGACATCTTTGCTGAGACTCCCCGTCATGGTGTAGGTGTTGAGCACGCTGCCATCGGTGGCATAGTGCTTCACCATCGGGGGATTGTTCTCGCTGACATTGTTTTCGTAACTGACGAGAATCGTATCGTCATTCAGGACGAGCATCCCGCACGCAAACGTGACGAAGTAGTTGGGAATGCCGGCCGCGAGATCCGACAGAAACACGGCATTGACGAGATCCCACCGTTTGACCGGCGTGTTGAGGAACCCGCCCTGACCAGTCACATAGAGGATCGTCTCATCAACCGATGGCGCGAGGCTGCGCAGGCCAGCCGCCGGCAGATTCCACGTCGTCGCGCCAAACGCTCCGGTCGCCGTAACCGTCGTCACGGTGGCATGATTTGCATTCGCGGCATCTGTGCCGCGGCCGATATAAAAGCGGATGCTTTTATTCGACATGATCGGACAGACTTGACTATCCGTCGCCATCAGGTATTGCACATCGGCCAACAGATCGAAATGTGGCGAGTAGAGTTTCAGTCGATCATCGGTAACGGTGTTGGTCCGGTCATGCACAAGGATGCGCCCGGTATAGGTGCCCGTGGCGAGGATGTCCGCGGTTTCGCCAATGGGAAACGGGGAGATATACCGCAGCGGCGTGCCATCGATCGCGGACAGGATGACCAGGGGCCACGCGAGATGATCATCATTGACGAAGATCGACCCAATGGGGGCCGGATCGGTCGCGCCGGCAAGGACTGACAGGGTGTAATCGCCCGCGTTCCCGGCGCCGAAGACATTCAGATAATAGGCGACGCCCGCACTGACGGGAAACTGGATGGGCTTATTGCGAATGGCTGTGAACGGAAAGAGGTTCCCTGCCTGATAGGGCGTGACGGCATCCGGCGTGTACACCCGCAGGTCTAAGTTATTGCTGCCGGCCGTGTAGACGAACACTCCGAGTTCGTTCGGCACGGCAGGTGTAGCAGCAAGATATTTGTACCATCGGCCGCGATCGATGACCGGCGATTGATAGCGCGCACTCGTCACCGACACGGTGCCGTGAATGGTGATCGTTGTGCTCGGTAGTCGACAGTGAGCTGCAGGCGTTGTCCCGACGGTGCCGTCATAGACTGTCGCGCCGCCGCTGGTGACGAAGCGCGCCCAGTTCGCGGTTCCACTGGCGGCCGCGTTGCCATCCGCGATGACGGCATTCGCGGTGGAGACGCCAGCCACAGCCGCGGCAAACGCAGGCGTCCCAAACGTCGGAGAGGCTAAGAGGGTCTGCGTGGTGACTGCCACATCCGCACTCGCGGGTTGCGGCGCCGTGTAAATTCTGATCGTGCCGCCATTCAAGAGCGCAGCAACAGCATCCGCCGACGCATTCGCACCAGCGGTGCCCACCGTCATCGCCGACGTGGAACTGTCGCTATACGGGAGACTCGCGATCAGCGTCGCGGTCGCACTCGTCGCGCCACCGGGCATCGCTTAGGTGAGTGCTTGTTGGATCGCGTGTTCGGATGGCATGCCGTAGCGACGACGCGAGGACAAGACAATCTCAACGCCTTTCCGTGGCTGATCCGTCTCTTGCAGATTCTGATAATGGAATCGCATCAGCGTAGTTTACGCCAGCGGTTGACGATAAATCACAGAGGTGATCGACACGGTGCCATGCGCCACAATGCTCACGCTCGACAAGATGCAATCCGCATCAGCGGTACCTACTGATCCATCACACACCGATGCCCCGCCACTCGTCACCGCCCGGAAAAAGGTCGCAGTGCCACTAGCAGCCGCGTCGCTATCTGAGACGACCGTATTCGCCGTTGCCACACCGCTCACCGCGGCCGCAAAGGCCGGATTCGCAAAGGTGGGTGACGCGAGGAGCACCTGCGTGGTAATGGCCGTGTCCGCGGTGATCGGTCGCGCCCCGTCATACAAGCGCACCTTGCCGCCATTCAGCAAGGCGCAGAGAGCATCGGCTGCCGTGCTGGCCGCTGCGGCGCTGAGCGTGATCGCCATTTAGGCGTTACAGGACGCGCTCCAGCTTCGCATACGCCCCGAGCAGCACGATGCTGGCATCCCCACCGCCCGCCGCCGTATTCTGGGCCGCCTGCACCGCCAAGGTTCCCGCTGCATTGACGACGAATGATCCCTTGAGTGTCACGAGCGTATAGGCCGCCGTTTTACTGTCGAAGAATTTCGTCCCCGACGTGGTGGTGGTGCTCTGCGTACTGACGGCCGTCGTCGCATCGGCCGCCGTGGCCGCATACGTCTGCATCTGCATCGACGTGAGGGTGGCCGTCGTCAACGTGAAGGCGACCGACAAGCCACCCACCGTCGTCATCGTTGTCGGGAGATTCACCTCGAAGATATAGGTCGCCCCCGCAATCAACGACCAGGAGAAACCGGTCAGTGTCGCCAAGGTGGCGGTATTGCTGAAGGTCGCACTCGCCGCCAGTACTTTGAAATCGGAATAGATGTTGCCCGCCAGCGTGGCTGCGCCCGTCACCGTGCCCGTAATCGTGGGCGAAGTCAAACTTTTGGCTGTGAGCGTCTGTGTTGCGCCTGTGGTCACATACGCGCCGCTCCCGATCACAGGCGTTTGCGTGAACGTCCAGAGCCCCGTGGGCGAATAATCTGCGTTTGGATTGAATGCCCCTCCAACACTCGGATTACTCACGATTCACCTGCTTCCTTGGTTTCCCTTTTGGCCAGCCCTTCTTGTGTATGGGCGTAATTGGCACTTCACCTAAATGGCTGATGGTTGTTTCGTCTATGGCGGCCGCTTCTGCTTTCGCGCGATCACTCATCAACCGATCCTGATAGGCGCGCTCGGCCGCCGCTTGCGCCAGCCCGCGTTCGCTCTCCTCGAGCACCTTGATCGCATGGTCGGGGCCGCGCACCCAGCCCCGACTGTGCATGTTGCGCTCCTGCTGATCATCCTCGACAATGACCTGCTCAAGGATCGGATCTTTGCCGCCTTCCGGTTTCCGCTTCGCGCGATAGAGCATCAACGGATATTCGCGAAAGACGAACGGGCGTTCCGGTTCTCCATATTGCGTCGGGTACGCTTCCCACTTCCGTCGCTCACGAGCATAATCCGATTGTGGTCCCCAAAGAATTTGATCCATGTTACGCCACCGTCGCGGTCAGATTCGTGACTGTTCCCGCCATCGGCACGGCCACCGCACATTGCCACAGCGAGTTAACCGCCATGAATGGGCCGAGCAGAACAGGTGCGGTGGCATTGATCGTCACCACATCGTAACTGCTTCCAGCGCCACTGAGGCCACCAGCAAAGGTGACCGTGTGCGCGCCGGCGCCGTCGCTCGCAATCCACAGCAGCGACCCGTCGAGATCCTTTGTGGGGACCGCCACAGTCATCGCCAGCGCCGACGTGCCATTGATGATCGCCAGCATGTCGGTGCCCGCCGTTGGCAAGCTAATGGCCCCGGCTGCGCCGTACGTCATCACCGTACGATTGCGTCCGGCGAGCGGATACTGCGCCGTGGTCTGCGCGCCGGGCGTCGCCCAATCGCTTGCGATGCCGCACACCACACCCGAAGTCACGGCATGGGCGCTAACGAGCGTGCCATCCTGTCCGCGAATGACGGGAATAGAGGTGCCGGAAACATACGCGCCGCCGACGCGCATCATCTCGTCGCCAATCCGAATGATGTACCCCGCCGAAAAGCCGGTTGCTGACGCCACGGTGATCGACGTGTCCGCTGTCGTCACCGCAGCACTCACGGTTGTATGCACAAGTGCCATGATGATCTCCTATGAGAAGCAGCGGAACGCGAACTGCGGCACGATAGCCGCGACACCAACGAGCATTTCTACCTTGCTCGGCAACTGATCGGACATAAACTGATACTGCTCCGTCCATCGCAGTGAGATGCGCACTTGCTCATCATTCACGCGACGGCTGTTCGCACCGGGGAGATTCTTCGGCAGATCCACCGCCACGAACGCGAACGCGCCGGGATTGAACACCAGCGATTGCTTGCTGGCCGTCGCCGCCATCGTCGCAGCTACCGTGCCCGTCGCTCCGAGGAACGTCACGACAGCATTATTCGCGGGTGAGGCGGTGACCGTCTGGAGTTGCCCGCTCGTGATGATCGGCGGCGAAATCGGCAGCGTGCCTGTTGTCGTGCCCGCCGTATCGGCGGTGATCACGAACTGCTGCAAGTCGCCGGTGTCGGTGTAGCCCACTGGATTCACGCTATTGACGCCCGCGACCGTGAAGATGTCGCCCTTTTTGAAGGCATACGTCCCGAGGCCGCTCATGGCCAGCGTCGATCCCGTCTGACCCGCGCTTGAGACAATCGGTGTCGCGGTCGTGAACGTGCCCGTCGTATGCGTCGGCAGCAACGGATCCCAGAACCATTCGTCCACGCCGAGCGCCGCGCCGGCGAACTGTCCGCTGCGGAAGTATTTGCTGATCTGCGCCTGCGGGTTGAACAGCGCGAAGTTCGCCGCCAGCAGTTTGCTCTGCGATTTCGGATCGAGTACCGCAACGAGTTCCTCGGGTACGCCGAGATTGCGCAACTTCGCCACGCCATCGGTGTAGGTCACATCGTCGGTGATGGCGGTGCCTGGTGTCCCGACGGAGTTGTAGACGGTGTAATACACTTCCGCGCCACTTTGGACATCGGCTTTCGAGGCCAACGCACGGCCGGCCGGCATGGTGTAGCGCTCTTGCACTTCTTCGACGCGGAGCGCGCTATCCGCCGAACTCCAGCCCATGCCCACCTGATACTGATGATTCACGCTGACAGGCACGGTCTGATTCAGAATCGCCTGCTGCACGAATGCCTGCCCTTCGGTCACAACGAAGCGCTGCGGCAGCCGGACTTGCGCGGTATCGCCAATCTTCGCACCTTGCGGGAGATTCTCCCAGGTGCGATCCCACTGGCGATCGAAGTTCGCAATGAGCTTGATGTTGTTCTTCCAGGCGACCGCCACATCCTTGGATACCCAAGTGGGCGTTATGATCGTATTTGCCACGGACTCGCCTCTCTGGCGAGTGATTCACTAGCCCCCGCGTCGTCGTCGCATCGCGTACCACTTCTCGTGATCCGCCAAGGATGCAATTTCTTCGTCGGGCGGTTCATCACCCGTCCGTAAGGGGCCTGTCCGCACCGGATTAGGCGGCCGAGGCGTCGGAGTGGATGGAGGCGCAGGGGCCGATCCGGTAGCGACGGCCGCCGTGCGCGAAGAAGATCCATTGAATCGCTGCGCCAGCAGCGCAAGAGACTTCGCTTGTTGAAGAACTGACTGATTCAGAATGGTCTGCACTTCGTCAGGATGTTGCTGAAGGTAATAGAGCACGTCCGCGCCGGTTTCATCCTCGAGAATCCACGCATCAATGAGTGACCCTTGCGGAATAGATGTGTCCGATTGCAGCGCCACTTCCTCGAAATCAGGATATTTGGCTTTGGCTGCGGTGACGCGCTCGGTCCAACTCTTCGTCAGGCGTTGCCGATCGAATTCTGCGGCGCGTGCTTGCTC